GTTCGGATGTTATTACCCATGCTTCCAGAAGTTACCAGCTTTCGCATTGCGTTGCCGATACTTCTAATAACTGTCGATATAGAAGCGTTATCCATGTATTCGATTTCGATAACGTCAACCTTCTCTCGTTTGATTGCTCGATCCACTGTCGATAACGGATCATTTCCGGCCATGATAGAAATGGCGATCGTGATCTGCGCGTCTTTCACTAGATCGGGTATTTTGTCGGAGTCTGTCAAATAACCGTCAATATATAAATCAGATCGCGGAAACTGCAACGACTGAGTTTCAAGATACTTTATTCCGCGAAATGGTTGCTGTTCGAAATAATCCATCGATAAAATCAACAACTGAGACTCGTCTCCGTATGTTCCGGAGATTGTAATATTACGATCCGCGCAGTATTGAGTGAACTCGGCAGTCGTTACATAACTGTTTGCGTTTGCGACGATCGAGCCGTCTTCAACGATTATTGTCGCCATCGTTTAGCTCTCCGATTTGAGCTTTCGGGTTTTCTTTGGTGTTACTTTTGGCTTTGCCGCCTTCTTTTCACCGAACAACTTCATTGTCTTCGGATCAAAATCTGATTCGTTAATCGTTATGCACTTTCCATCTCTGTCGATCTGAACTGTGGGTAATGGTTGCATTTTTGTTTTCCTTTAAGGATACGGAGCGCCCGAAGACGCCCCGAAATCACTTTTAACCAAGTAGAACAGCCATATGCTCTGGCTTGATGGCAGAAACACCCCAAGCAAGTGCAACTTCGAAATGAACTTGGCGATACTCTTTATACATTGATACTTCGAACGTAATGCCGCTTCGCGGATCTGTCATCAACATAACGTCTTCTGCAAGATCGCCTTCAACCGGTCTTGCTGGAGCGCGAGTTACTAGAACGATTGCGCTTCTGTTGAAAGCCATGTTTGCGGCGTAGTCGTTACCAACAGTCATTGCAACGCCTGAAGCAATCGCTTCCTGTAATCCTGGAGCGGCGATTGTTATATTTCCGCCAGACAATGCGCTAGTCACAAGATACTTGTTTGCGTCTCCGGCAAAAGTAACAACATCACCAGCAACAACAGTTCCAGTTCCGCCTGTTAAACCGATTACAGTTGCATCTTTTGCTTGAATTCCATCGGTAACATAGTTCGCGCCAGTTCCTTTGGTGTGAGCGTATGATTGAGCCGACTCTCGAATATCAAGTCCAGCAGTTGAAAGCATAACGCCCTGCCGAAGCATTGAGTCGTTACCCTGAACATCAACGCGGCTTTGTAGGCCAAGCATTGAAGCGCAAGCCGCAGAACTAACAACTAGCTGGTTGTTTGTTAACGGAGCGCCGTTGTCCTTTAGGATTTTAAGAGCGTTTGAAGCGTCACTGAAATCGCCAGCAGTTCCGAACGGAGTTGTTCCCGCAGTTCCGTATGCGCGAGATGCCTCAACGTATAAGCCAGCAAGATCTGCTTCAACTTCGTTGGTTAAAGTTCGCATCGCTTGAGCGAATTGATTCTGAAGAAGACTGTTATATCCGCCGCCAGTGTTCAAACCGCGTTGCTCTTCTCCGTTGTAACGAATAGGAACGCCACGCGACTTCGAAATGCTCAAAGTCTTGTTTGTTACAGTCTGATCGCCAGTGTCCGGCGCTTTCTGCGCTGGAGTGATATCAGCCGCCGCAGATGCCGGAGCAACCGCGCTTCGAATAGTTTGTCCTTTGGCCGCACGCTCCGCATTCGCGTCGAGTGTTACCGCTGGTATCATTCCGACCAATTCACGCGAGACAGTATCAAGCGCTTCATAAAGATCGGGAGTTAAGTTTGTTAATGTATTAGCCATGTTTTTTTACCTGTAAGATTAGTCTGAGATGATGCCGCCGTCTTTAATGAACTGCATCTTTTTAGATGCCGCCATATTATCAAAGTCGGCTCGATTAAGTGATTTCGTGGCCCCGCCACTTGCAGAACTCGTCGCACCTCCCCCAGAGGCAGAAGAGCCGTCAACCAAAAACGGATATTCCTTTGCGAGATGGTCCATTAACGCCGAAGAATCAACTTCCATTCCTCCGACTAAGAATTGAACCTTATCGCCGTCATGCCGAGCATACTTTGAAGCATAGTCGGCAAGAACCTCCGCTCTTTTTGCGTCGGATTTCGCCAAATGCGATCCGATACTGTGAGCGGCGATATTAATGTCTTTTTGCTGGATCTTTGTCGTGAACTCTTGCAACTCTTTATCCTTCTCTGCAAGTTGAGCCTGAGCTTGCTCCCAGAGATTTTTGAATTCGCCCTTTTCTTGAGCTGTACTTAATTCTTGTTGCTGTTTCTGCGACTCTAATTCTTTTGCGCGTCGCTTTGCGTCTTTCGCTTCGTCCATTAACTGCTGAACTTTTACTTTGAGACCGCTGGTATCCTCTTGTTCTGGAATACCTTCGACTCGCAAGATATACCGATCACCTTCCTGTTTGTATAGTTCTTGAACTGATTCGTCGATTTCGTTTATATCTTCGACCGCGTATTGTAACCCCATTGTGTTGTACCCCGTACAATTATGTCACCCCGTGACGTTTCGCCGATTATATCACTTTTTGGTAAAAGTAAACACAATCGACCCGTTTTTACTTGACATCGTTTTCCGGCGTTATGTCATAAAGATCTTTCAAGATACCGAGAACGCCTTTCTCGAGTTTTGGTAATTCTTCTGCAACCTCTAGCGCATTATCGAGCGAATAATAAACATCTGACGGGCCAAGAGGTTCGGGAATATTATTTATTTGGGAATTTTGTTTTGTAGATTTCAATGATTGTATCTCCTAATTCTTGAGCGATTGGCCTTGGCTTTGGATTGTTTTTATATTCGGCGTAAGCCTCAGCAATAAATTCGGCCATGTTTTTATTGGCGTATCCACTTAACTGTTCGGCTATGTTTTCTTTTGCGCTGTTTTGCATTGAAGCCCGAGCCGCTTTTTTTCGTATATCTTTTATTTTTTGGTTTTTACTCAGATCGAGAAGATAATCTAATTGATGACCCATCTCGTGATCGATTGTTGATCTGATCGTATCCGCTCCAACCGGATGAAATCCGTCTGCTTGATCTCTTGCTAAATAATCTTTAAATTTTTGAATATTATTCTTTGAACCCCATTGTTCGCCGACAACAATTCCATCAGTTCCTTCATAAAACTTTTTGAAAACAGGGTTTGATTGAACTGGTTGGGCCATTGCGTAATAGTTTTTATTAAATTTTTTGTTTCTAGCTCTTCTATCCTTCTTAACTACAGCCTCTAGCTGTGCATCTCTATATCCCAATTTTTTATAAGCGTCGGTAAAATAGTCGCGCCTTGCTTTATTCAAAATATTTGCATGAACTTGGCCAGAACCAATAAAAGACATTTTTCCCTTCATTGCTGGAAATTCTTCGACGACATCAAATATCGATTCGTTTATCTGGTTAGCAACTTCTATGTCTAGTTTGCCAAAATCAGCAACTCGCGTCAGACCATTATCGACTGCATAATTCTCTGCTTCTTTTATCGTCTTCGCTGGAGCAAACTTCTTCTTCTGATCTGGAATCTTGGATTTTCTTGGCGACTTTACCCGACTGATTACTTTCGGTTTTTTGCGAACTTTTGTCGCTCCATCAAGAACCCGCAATTGCTTGAGAGATACCGGATTGCCATTAACATCAACGAAATCGTCGAGACTGATCTTTCCGGAATCAAACAAAGCCGCTCTCTCTTTGCCGAGAACCTGAACCCTGAACTCTTTAGGTTGATCTTTCAACCAGCCGCTATAAGTTCGCTTCGCTGATACTGGCCCGTCCATGCTTGCCCGAGTTCCTTCAAGCCCTTCTTTCTGGAATCTATCATCCAGAGCTGGAACGCGGAGACTTCTGCAATTCCAATGTCGCGGAGTCTGCGGCGGCTCATCAAACCCGAGAATCTTGCCATCCAGAGCCGCGCATCCGAGCGTTGTCCGACCATCCAGAACCGAAACATACTCTTCGCCCTTCAGAATGTCGTTGTTAGCTCGATTCACTGCGGATCTGGCTTCTGAGCTTATATGATTGACGCTAGTTCGAACCAGTGCTTCGGCTTGGCGCTTGTGTTTATTGGTAGTTCTGACAATCTCGCCAGTAAGTTGCTGAACGGTTGCGCCATCAACCATTCCGCGCTGGATCGTTCTGGTGACTTCTGCGGCTTTATCTGTCGAGAACTGAGTAACCGCTTGGTTCAGCGTCAAAGATTGAATCACGCTTCCCTGCTTGCCGCTAATAGCCAACTGCATCGGCTTCTGCGTTACCAGAGATCGGAGTTGCTCTGATGCCGGAAGTGTTACTTCAGCAGTCGACGCCGCATTCAATGTCTTAACCGCGAACTCTGCTTCGTACTCTGCGAACTCGGAAGCGTTCTTTGTAAGATCGCCGCCGAGCTTTTCGAGCGCATCTTTCTGCAAATCAACAATCTGATCGAGTTTTCTTGTCAATGATCGGGTTTGCGTTAAATCCTGAATCCCATCTAAGCGTTCAATTATCTCTTTCTGAGCGCCGTCGAGATACTTGACCAAATCCTTAACTTGGCCTCCCGCGTATCTCTGAACGTATATTTGATGCCTTACACCGGCATTTAGAAGATAATTGTTCGCACTCATCTAGATCGGCGATTCCTGAGTTATGTCGGAGATAATATCTTCCGGCGTTCCTTCGGATTGGATCCATCCGGCATCGATGAGCCGTCGAATTATGTCGATCTTCGGCATTACTCCGGCGTCATTGCCCTGAATCATCGCCATAATTTCCTGTGGTGCGATTGTGTCTGCGTAAAAGTCGCTATTCAGAGAGAAAGTGATCTCTGCTTCTGAATCCGCAATAAACGCCCGACAATCAGAGAGAACCGAAGAAAATGCTTCGTTCATGTTACCGACCAAAGTGTCGAGCATTGAGTTTTCTGAAGTTGCT